GGCTTATACCTGTCAGTCCACGACATGATAAGTTCACGAATACGTGCAGGTGTTGGGGCCGGCATACGGGACGCATCAAGCAGATACCGTTTTTTCGTCGCACGATCAGCCGACACCACAACACCAAACGTGTCACCCGACATGGCAGGATCTAGACCGCAAACAGTATAGAACCCATCAATGTTGTCGGGATGACCGGCAGCACCAGGAAGAAGAGGACCACAAGCCCTCATGCCATTCACCGAACCCCTCACGGCTTCAGGTGAAAACACAGCTTCAGACTCAACGTCTTGCTGCTGATAAACCATAGCCCACGTTTTAGGGTCAAGCACACCACGACGCTTACGCAGATTAGTGCCATCCCAACGCGGGAACAAACCATCACTATCAGGCTCAATAGGATCATTAGCCCAAGGGCGGTCAGACCTAGGCCACAAAGTCACCCAATCGGCAGGATCATCATGGAACTCAAGAACAGCCGGCATAGCCAAATAAGTCCAAGGAGAACCATTATCAGGATACCTATCAGGGTTCCGAATTTCACGATACAAATCAACAGGGTCCACGCGCGTACCCACGATAAGAATTTTACCCGTCGGTCCGACACGTGTCAGGACTTCTTGCTGTATCCAGCGTATTTGTTTCTCGTACTCTCCAGCGTTGGAGAGCGTGATGGTATCGTCAAGAATAATGAGGTCTGCACGTGCACCGTAGATTTGGCCACCGATACCCAACGCTTGTAGGGTAGGGTCTTTTTCACCGGAGTCGCGTTCTAGGTAGATGGAGTCGGAGGTCCATTTGTCGGCGGTGGCCTTGAAACCGTCAGCGGGAGCATAGCGACGCTGAAGTTCCATGTAGCTTGGTGACGTTAAACGTTGCTTCACGGCGTAAAGGAACTCTTTGGCCATTTCGCGCGTCTTTGACACGACCTTGATACGAATGTTCGGGTCGGTACAGATACGGTACGTTACGTAGTCGATACTCACAGTCATGGACTTGGCATGCTCTGGCGGCATGTTGACCAAAACATACTGCGGGATACCGGCCTCATACGTCATCGATGGGTGAACCCACGACGGGGTACGGTTCTCAATAAGATCAATAACATTCAACTGGTGGTCAAACGTTTCCGAGTTTAAAAACTCGCGGCGAAAATCCGCGAAACCAATACTTTTATCTTCATCAGCAATGTGCCCCTTACGGGCCTGCACTGCACGAAGAAGTTTAACCTTACGGTCAAAATCAGGATCAGACTTCAAATAGTAGTAATAAGTCTTCTCCGACTTATTCACACCGGCACAAGCATCCGCAACCGAAAAGCCATCCTGCAACAGCTCAAGCAAACGAACCTTCGCCGAATCAGCCGACATAGTACCCACAGTGCGGTGCTGAGAATTTCTCTTCGGTGCAGCCATAATTATTCCCCTCGGCTCGACCCCAAGGAGAAGCCGACATTAGTAGTAGCCTTGGGTAACACACTTAGTAGTGCCCTAGGCACAAAACAAGCCCCAAAAAACCTAACTGTCCCCACCAGTAAACCAACCAGTTCGTTCCGCCGCAGGCTCCACGAACCGCAGTGCAAACGCAGGTTCGGGCACTTCTGTGTACGAAGTACCCTCACTACTATTAAGGGGGGATATTGCATGCTTTATCCCGCACTTTACAAAAATAATTTATGTGACATACATCACATTAGTAAAAACCCTTTATTTACAAACACTTTACAGGCCCCCACTTTAAAAAAAATTGTTGACTGGATAGTAAAGACAACGCGCGCGCGCACCTAAAAACCCCCGGGTCGTTCAGTTATCCACAGCTTTTCCACAGCCTGTGCATAAGTTGTCTACAGGTTATCCACAGTTTGAAATACTGCCAGTATGGCCACATTCACAGTCAGACAGGCAGCACATGTGCCATATAGGCAGACTGTGGCAGTGCAGCAGACAGCAACAGTGGGCAGACAGTGACGGCCTGACAGTGCGCTAGTGCGTTGGGCATGGCTAGGGCCTGTCTGCAGGTTGTCCAAGTGTTGGGCCGTGCCAGGTTGTCGGGCAGTCACTGCCAAATTGCCAGTGTGCAGACAGTCAGACAGTACGGGCAGGGCAGGACAGTAACGCGACAGTAACGGCAGTGTGTGGGTGAGGGTAGGTGACCCGTGTCTATCCCGTAGAGATCAGACAGTAGGCAGGTGCAGGGTGCAGGGCGGACAGGTTAGGGGGCGGGGTGTAATTGAAAGGTGCCATTTGGAAGGGTAAAAGTTTTTTTAAATTATTTTCCGAAAATGCTTGACAGGTAGCAAAGGTATATGTTTCACTTAGTTATCGGGCAAAACCGCCCGTTAAATAGATAGGGATAATGAAAATGAATGATCAAGATTTTATGAACACTTTGAGCGTTGCCGAACTTGCATTGCTTCGCAAGATTGAAGCCCGCGAAGAGGCTAAAGCTGCTGCTGCTGCTGCCGATGCTAAATGGCAGGCCGAAATTGCGGAAGCTGCCGAAAAGCTGCGCCGTGCCTTTGCTTAGTTGTCGGATGTTCATCCACGCCTAGCGCGTGGGTGTTCACCTGACCATCAGGCAGGGCCGCCACTGGCGGTAAAAAATCTAAACTAGATAGGAATTAGTTATGTGTAAGGGATGTACTGAGGCCGATGAATTCGGCAAGTTTGTGGACATGGACGCGGCAGATATTGTGCAAGCTTGCGCCGGCATTGCGTTAGTTATTCGGCAGTATGGCCTAGATCTAGGCGATAGTAGCGTGTTGTTAGTTGCGAGTGACTATATCAAATTCTTGCAAGGTTATGACACGTGCGCCGGCGAATTCACGCCGCGTGAATGGGTTCAGATTAAGTTGCAGCAGTATGGCGGGGATCTGTCCTCATATGTTGCAGTGTTAGCGGGTGCATAATGGTTAGTTTCCCGACCTATCTGCAAGCGTTAGGCGTGTCGCTTGTTGTTGTTGTTGTGTTCGCTATTGTGTCGGATCTTGCCGGCATGAATGAAAGCTTGCGCCGTGAATGTCTGAGGATGTTGTGGCTATTCCCGCTTATTATTGTGACGTTCATCATAATGAACGCGGCACTGTTACTTGTAGCGGGATAGTGTTCCCGTATGGTTCATAGTGTGTTGACACTATGGGCCGTGCAGGTCTACTATGGCCTAAACGCCTACGCCGTAGGCGATAACTCTAGATAGGAACTAATTATGAAATTGGAGAAGACATTCAAGCTTGCCGACGGTAGTCGCGCAAAATTGGAACTACGCTTAACGCCTACTTATGGCACGGGCAAGACTACTGTTTACCATCAACCGGCACCTAGTGAATTCTTGCGCGTGTCTATATCTGGCGAAATTGCGCCGCGCGGGATACGTTTCGGCACTAATGCAAGTAGTTACGGCCAGGTAGTCAAGTCATTGCCCGTTAATGATCCTATCCGCAATGTGTGGGAATTGTGGCACTTGAATGACATGCAGGCGGGATGTATGCATCAAGACACTACGGCGCAAGTAGGGCATGAGTGTGTTGATGGGTACCGTTATGGTAGTCAGTGGCTAGTCAAGCTACCTAACTCGCATGCTATCGCCCGTTTGATGCGCCTATTCGATGCGCCGGGGGATAGTGTGATTATTTCGCGCGATAGTGTGGCCATTGCAGTGTTACCTAACTACGTTGCGGCAATGGATTATATGCACGATAAAATATCTTCAAGTATCGATTGGGCCTGCAAATATGAAGGTTATGCCATACATCATGTATGGGCAACGGAATTTGTGGGAATTTAGGCCGTTATGGTCATGCACTAGCTCGCGCTAGTGTGTGGCCATAGTGACCTAAGCGTTAGGACACTGCACGGGTACGCCGTGCCGATAGATAGGAACTATTGTGAGACTTGAAGATCTTGACACACTGCAAGCGGGTGACCTGCTGCACTATTCATACATGCCAGATAATCGACTATTTGGGCCGGTGTCGCGTGTCTACCGTGTCGTAAGTGTGCAGACTAATGTGTCTGGCGGCGCAAAATTGAATTGTGAAAGTGTAGGCAGGGAATCTAACGGCGATAGTGTGCATCTATGGTTGTGGGAATTCGACGGCACTATGGACAAGGTACTGCCTAATCTGTCTAAGCTAGATTCAAGTATCGCTAGCCGCATAACGGTAGGTGCATGATCATGACCATTGAACGCAACTTTCAAGGTGCCTGGTGCATTAGCGATATTGTAGGCGGGTACTATGTGCGCCGTATCTATATGGATTACTCGCGCCGTGAGGCACTGCAACTATTCCGTGAAGAATTCAATCTACCTGCATAGTGTTGTCGGGTAGTCAGGTATCGGGATGCCGGTATCTGGCTATCTGGCAATAGTTGCCAGGTTGATTAGATAGGAATAATCAGAATGAATGAATTCACCATTAACGCGCTAACGTTGCGTGACGCGCTTTCCGGTGCAGTAATTGCCGCGAGTAAAGACGAAACACTGCCAGCGTTCACTAACGTACTAATGCGCGGCAACGCCGTAGGCGTTGAATTTGCCGCAACGGATCGCTACATCATCGTGTCTGGCACTGTTACGCCGGCAACGGATAGCGGGAACTATTCCGATATCGACGTGTTGATTCCTGCATCCACTGTCAAGACACTGATTGCCGCGCTTAAGGGTTTACGGGATCACGCTCAAGCTACCGTGAGAGTCGTAGATAATACCGTGACGCTGCATGTCCCGTTCACGGGTGCACAAATTAGCGGGACAGTGACAGATTCTAGCCAATTCCCGCGTAATCACCATTCACTATTTCCGGAAACTTTCGCGGCCATCGACGAAATAGGCGTGAATCCTGCACTGTTTGCGAAATTGGACAAAATCCCTGCACGTAAGAATAGTGCAGTATTCTTGAAATTTGCCGGTGCAACAAAACCCGTAACGGCCGAAATAGATCATGCCACTGTTACATGGAAGGTCATCATCATGCCGGTACGCCGCCAGGCCTAACCTATTGCCGGATAGTCATGCACTAGCTCGCGCTAGTGTGTGGCTACCTGGTCATAGTGACTATGGGCACGGCTATGCCGTGCAGCACTGATGGGACAATAAGACATGAATAAGACATGCGACACGGGCCGCCGGCCAGACTGCCAGATACGTCACACTATCGGCCAATATCCTTATGAATGTGCCGCTAAAGATCTCGCGCCACGCGCTACCGTGAGCTATTGCGACACGCACCTAACCTGGTGGACCAATACGCGCATGAATGAGCAACTACCTATCACGGCCTAGTGTCGGATAGTCGCTTACCGGTGGCAGCTCGCGCCGGTAGGCGGCTACCTGATCCTATGGGTGATGGAACAAAGTTAAACCTAGCCGGGCCGTGTGGCAGTCACGTGTGGCAGCTTGCGACACGCTGACGTGTTGCAGATTGTCAGTGTGTGGTGCTAGGTTAAGTTATGTGTCAGATAGGCACAGTGAATACACAATGAAAGATAGGAATAATGACGATGATTGATAGCGAAATTATTGTTAAAGAATGTACAGGTAGCCATGAATGGATAGGGCAACCATTGTACTGTTCGGCGTGTGGAGTGGATAAAGGAAACGAAATAATGACCGGTGCGGAAGTTGAAGAAGCTTTATCGCTAGACAAGATGCTAGATGTAGTGATGGCGGCGTTAGGGATGGTTGCGCCAGACACAATTTTGTGTCCCGAAGGTGATGGTGGCTATGATTGCACACCATTCTGTCCGTCATGTGAAGGTAATCAGGAAATTAAGGTGAACGCATAATGACTAAAGATATTGCACGTTTAAGTAATGGCGAAGAGGTATCGCCACTGCTATATCAGCTCGACAAGCATGGTGGTTCATTTTGGGAAGAGGCAGCATGCCGGACCGTAGGTGATCCTGACGCATGGTTCATCGACTATTGGACTGCCGATCCTGACGAGCTGTGGCGCATGAAACTAGCGATGGATGTGTGTAACGAATGTCC